AGTTCCTCACCCTTGAGCGCTACAGCCACCCCGGCCAGAATCTTGGCGAGCCGATCGATGACTGCGGCGCTCTCTTCGCACTCGGCCTTGAGCTGATCGCGCTGCTGGGCAACGTTCTCCATTCCGGCCTTGTAGGTCATCGCATCGCCTTCGGCAGTCCGCAGGCGCTCGATCTCGGCGAGCAGCTCCAGGCCAACGGTTGGCGTGCAAACCATGCTCCATTGCTCTTCCAGCGCCGGGAACTGTTCGTTCGCGTCCTGGGCCAGCTTCTTCAACACGCTAAAATCATTCATCCCTTCCACCCCTATATCCCGTTGATCCTGCCTGACATCGCGCCAGGCAGGTTCTATTCCGTTTTGCGAGCAATCCACGCGATGGCTTATCCACACGGGATTAGGCCGCCTCAAGCTGCCTTGCTGGTGTCTTTATTCTTGCCGCAATCTGCGAGAGCGCCCACTCGACTCTGCTCGACTGACCTACGACGGCTAACCTTTCCGCATTTAGCGGATCATGGACCCGTCGAAGGGACTCTTCACGACCATTACGATCTTGCCAGCCGCTGATGACCTCGTTCATCACGTCGCTGACACTGATGAAGTTTGGACGCGCCTGATGCTCGCCAGAAGCCATGTAGGCCGCATATTTGTGAAGGCCCATATGCTCACGAACCATTGCCCCAATCTCGACGGTCGAATAGCTCACGGCTCCAGTAGAGCCGAAGTAGCTGACCATCCCGTGATAAAGCTGGCCCCACAGCATCTCGGGCTTGCCGTACGCGAAAACAACAGGGCATCCAGTTTGCTCCTGGGCGTCAGCTGCCTTTTCCAGTTCGATCTGTGTTGGGCCTGGCCCCTTCACCTCCACGAAAAGCCCCGCGGCAGGAAGATAGAAATCAGGCAAGTACCAGCCATGCCGAGTTTCTACCACTTTCGGCTCATAAATCCAGGTGATCCCAAGCGCATCCATCATCGCTGCCCAGCGCGTCTCGGAGTGCGATCGCATTTCGTAGCCGTTGTATTTGAAAATCTTCGTCCCTGATCTCATCAGAATTTCTCCTTTTTCGCGTACCGCCCAGTCATGCTTGTGACTTTCGAGTTCGTCGACGCATTGTCCTGGTCAGGTTCGACCCAGCCCGCGGCCAGGTTTTCGAAACGGTTGTACTGCCCAATGAACGCGGCTCGCACGGTTCCCGTCTCGATGTCCCGGCCTTTCCCGATAATCACTTCGGCGATGCCCTTGTATTCGCTGTTTTCGTGATAGATCTCGTCGCGGTAGACGAACATGATCACGTCGGCATCCTGCTCGATGGCGCCGGATTCGCGGAGGTCTGAGTTGACCGGGCGCTTGTTCGGCCGCTGCTCCAGGGAGCGATTGAGCTGAGACAGCATCAACACAGGGATACCCAGCTCGCGAGCCAGCAGCTTTGCACCGCGGCTCATTGCGGACACATCCTCAGTCCGGTTCCCGCCGTTTCCATCAGATTCGAGCAGCTGCATGTAGTCGACCATGAGCAGGTCCAGCCCGTGCCTGGCTTTATGCCGGCGGGCCATCGCCCGAATGCGGTTGATCGTCAGGCCCGCTTTGTCGGCAATGGCGAGCTTTGAGGTCTTCAACTTCATCGCCGCGCTACTCATCGCCGCCGCATGATCCTGGCAGGCTGTGCCGTTCTTCATGCTGGACAGTGGAATCCTGCCCTCGGATGCCATCAAGCGGTCAATCAGCTGGCCCTTGCTCATTTCCAGACTGATCGCCAGCACCGACTTTTTCTGGCGAATCGCAGCATCAGCGCAAAAGCCCATCGCCAAGGTGGTTTTGCCCATGCCTGGACGCCCGGCAATGATGATCAGCTGTTCTGGCTGCAAGCCGCCGATCTTGTCGTCAAGGTCCTTGAGCCCAGTAGATAGGCCGATCAAGGTCTCGCCCTTGGTATATCGGTCGTGTCGGTCCTCCCACACGCCAACCTGGTCGAGCAGCACGTCGGCAGCCATCACCACGTCATCAGCGCCACCGTTAGTCTCAATGCCTGCGACTTCAGACTGAACAGCGGACAACTTACCCTCGACGTCCATGTCGCTGCAGGCGATCTCATGAATGCTGACACCGCACTGGAGCAGGCGGCGTTCTATGGCGCGATCCAGGACAATCTGGGCGTAGGACTTGGCATTGGCCACGCTCGGGGTGTTTTTGACGATCTCAGCAGTATAGGCAAACGCAGTCTCACCGCTCTCCATCGGCTGCATGCGCTCAGCAACGGTCAAGAAGTCGATGCCTTTCGATTCTTGCTTGAGCGCAAGGATCGAGCGGTACATGTCCTGGTGCGCCGGGAAATAGAAATCTGAGGCTTGCAGATCTTCGCTGAGCACGTCGATCAGCTCAGGGCGCATCATCATTGCCCCGAGAATGCCGTGCTCGGCTTCTGCGCTGAACAAATCACGCATGGTAGTTGCCCTCCACGACCTTGACGAAGTTGGACGGGGCGATCAGCCAGTCGAAGGTTGCGCGGAATGGCTTGCCACCGTTCTTTCCGTTTGAGCGGCCCATCAGGAAATCGCTCTGCTTGACCAGGTCAAAGTATTCAGCCCAAAACTCGATACTTTGGTGAACAGGGTTCTCGTTCCAGCGAGCCTTCACCTTTGCCTTTCGATCCGGATTCAGCAGCACCACCGCTGGAAGTGCAGGTGTTAACAGGTCGTTGAAAAGGTCTGCAATCTTCTGAGCAGGGCAGTTGTCAGCTTGCTGACGACGAGAGCTTTTAATCTTTGAAGAAGTCTCTGTTGTATTCTCTGTAAGAGCGGGGCATTCAGCTTCCGTCGATGAGTGCAAATTGCCCTCTTCGAGTAGTGCAGTGTCAGATGATCGAAGAGCGGAAACCGCCAACCTATTGATGGTGTAGTAATTTGTTCGGTCGTGCTTTGACTTGTTCAACTGCTCGACCCGTACCAGGCCCTTTGTGTTAAGGGCCGTGAGAGCCCGCTTAATGGTGTCTGTAGACCAGAAAGGGAACTGCTCTTTCCATTGCTCATACGTGTTGTAGATCCACTTGACGCCGTCGTGCTCGATGCCTGAGCCCTTGGTCATCCAGTAATGGATCTGCTGAAGCACGATGGCCTCATTCAACCCAATGACCATTGCCAGCTCGACGTTTATGACCAGGGGTTGCTCATTGAACAGAATGCTCACTGTTCACCCCCAGCGATAACGCCGACCAACAACGTGCATGCTTTCGCGCAGGCCTTTACGTGGCCCGTGACATCTTCCATAATCGAACTCCAAATGTTGTAGATACATCAGCCCCGGCCTGATCCGCCGGGGCATTTTTTTGTGCGCTCCGGTCCCTCTGGAGAGACTAGTCTGCACGGTATACCGCCTTGAATAAGAAATCTAGGTTACCGAGCGACGGCCTTGGCCAATTCCAGGGCAGACTTGAAGCGCTTCACAGACTTGTAAATCGTCTGGATCGTGCATCCAAGCTCTTCGGCGGCCTCTTTTACAGGCTTGCCATCAACCAGGACTATTTTCGCGCCCTGATCGCTCACGCCACCGGATGCGTTGATCAGCACTGCAAGCGTATCGAATTGTTCGTTTGTCATGATTTACCCCTCTGGATTCCTGCACACTAAACCAGCATAGACTAGCCGTCAACACGATTAGCTTATTTTGGTTAAGTGAGTTCGGCAGGCACGCTCACGACCTCGCCCAGGTGCGCAGCAACGATGGCTCGGCAGGCGGCGATTAGGTGGGTTGGACCGAACGCGCCATGCGCCTCGCCCGGCATGACTGGCATTCCGGAGTCATCGCAGACGCTGGCGTAGATAAGGTCTTTGCGCTCTACGGTGAAATCTATATTGAAACGCTCAATCAGCGAGCCGCCATCATCCCAATCACCCTGCGGATTCCATCTGCACTCAATGCCCTGGGCGCCGGTGTAGGAGAGACTGACATGCCGTGGAAATTGCAGAGGCTTCATAGCTCCAGGCATCGCATGAGATCCGGCCTCAGCGACATTGATCGTCGGCTGCATCCCCTTGTAGATCGCGCAAAAAACCGACCAGTTGAGAGCCGTCCCAACAAGGCCCGAAACCTGCACTTCCGCCACGTTACTAATGGCCTGACTATTTTTTGACGCCATCATCGTCACCCCTATGTCGTGCCTATATCATTCCGCGCTACGTCTCATCGACACTCAAAACGTGGCGCGCGAATGTTCTGTCTGGTAAGTTAACAACTACTGTATGGAATAACAGTGTCAGGTGACGTGCAAGGGACCCCCGCGGAATTAGGGGGAGGTGACGTGGAAGGGACTCGGATAGGCATGAGGCTGACGCGATTCGCGAACTGACGGCGTTTTGATGGCTCCTGGCAAGCCTTCCTACGATTCCAAGAATCTGCCGCCGCGGCACTGAAGTTGACCTGAATTACATTCCCGCTGACCTGGGCGACCACATTGCGCGGCACGCCCGGCTTCCTTCCGATCTCTGCAAGTTTCTGCACGCTGCAGCCCATAAGGATTTCGACCAGCTCCTGGCCGGTCATATTCCTTGAGGCTGCAGCGGCTTCGATTTCAGCCCGTTCGGCGCCAGTCCACTGAAAATACTCTTCCCTGGTCATGGATTAACTCCCTTGCTGATCATGCCTGCACGCACTGAGGGCATGACCGCCTCGACCCGGTAAATACTGGTCAGGCCATGGACTGCAGCGGCTACTTCAAACACGGCGAACTCATCGCCGGCAAACTCTACAATTTCATCCTTGGTCAAAGCGGTCACCCCAAAAATTTAGTGAATGTTATGCGCGCTGCTTGGCGATGAACTCAGGCAGCTCTCCGGTCCTACGGTACTCTTCCAAAATGGCCCGCATGGCGATTCTAGCCATTACGCTGTGCAGCTGTCCTTCCTTGTGAGCCATTTCTTTCCACTCGTCATACTCCTTATCGACGAGTCGGACCTTTATCTGTTTTTCGTGCATCAGTTCTTCTGGTACGTATGCCATATCAACCCCTTGGTTTTACGATTATCAGTCTGGTGCTGCTTTCTTCTTTGCAGGAGGGAAGGCGCTTAGCTCAGTCCCCTCCACCTTTCCGTCTGGCAATATATTGATAAATATCTTTCTATCTGACGCTGCCGCCCGGATAAGCGGCGGATGACTCATGCCCAGCATTCTTGCTGCCTGGGCAGGTCCCACCTGGGCGACGAACTCTTTCAGAGACATCTTTTCCATACAGCGACCTCTTGCCAGTTGATAGCCTTATTGTACCTTCGGGGTACACGGCTTTCAACGACACCATGCTCAGTTTAGTCCCTATAGAGGGGCTGGCAAGTAAAAAAATATTCACACCAAGCCCTTTACAGACTCGTACCTCGGGGGTACAGTTCAATCCATCGAGACGGTCCCTTGCAAGAGACCAGAAACGAACCGCTCTTTATACAATCTGCGCAACAACAAATAGACCGCACCGCCTCTGTCGGCGACCGGCGATCAGACAGGCCCGAAAGCCTGCCTACGAAAGGGAAAACCCTTTGCGGCTGATCGATGGCGAATGCCTTAACCGTGCGAATGACCCGGCAAGCGATGCGCCCCGCCACACTCAGGCGGTAATGGGGTGAGCATTTTGAAGATTCAATAGGTGGCCACTGCCTGCCCAGTGAGCGAGCAATAGGAGATTCGGCCATGGACTAATAAGAGCGATTCATCTGTGTGGCGCAGAAAGCCTGAAGGCTGCGCCCAACACCTGGCAGGCAGCGGAAAGCGGGCCATCGATCTCACCGCGGATCGGCCGGAACACCGGCAGGCCAACCGAACGAACACGGACAACTTGACGCAACAAACTAGGCCGGTCGCCAGTAGCGCGGCCTGGAGTTTTCACCGATTGGCCTTCTAACCAGGACCAGACGGGAAACGAACTTAACCAACGCAAGCAGGGGTGCAAGCACATGAACAATGAAACAGGGATGGCCCTACAGGGCGAGGACTTTGAAATGAACGTGATCAGCCTTCGCGGGCTGTTCGTCACCGGGAAGATGGGCGGGTCTGCCACCTACCCGAGCGAGCGAGTTGCACGCCAGGCGCGCCAGCGGATTCCAGGCAGTGGCCAGGCTCGCACCTTCCGCCATCACAGCCGCCTTTAAAACACGTAATTAGCGGTCTCTTCCACGTCACCGAGGGAAACTGAAATGTTCAACTCCACAGCGAGAACGGTTTTCGATGAGC